CGTCACTCTGCTGTGTGTCCGCTGAACCACCTTGGTAATGCGCTATACCGCGTCTAAGAGCTGGCATCACACCCACCTCTGTCTAGAGTGGATCATCGAAACTGTTCAATATTTTTCATAGCTGAACCCGTTACGGCCAAAAGCGAATTGGAGGGGGCGGAACATCTTGGACTGCGCGTCGCGCTTCATGTCGGCAATCGCGTCATCGAACGCAGCCCGGAACTCCTTGGCACGATCCCAAGCACCGCCGCCCGCAACGTCGAGGTCGACCCCGCGCAGCGCCAGGTACGCCGACCAATTAATGGCATCCATGTGGTGCGCTTCCGGGACCTCGGGAGATGCATCTGGTTGACTAATGCTCAACGGAACAAGCGGCACCCGCGCCACCCGCATATGGCAAATAATGCCCGAAAAATCAGCTGTTGGTACCGGAAAAAGTCGTAGCTGAGGTGAGGTATAAGACCCGTTCGTATCCTGAATTACACCTTCATCCGTCGTCCACGCCACTGGCTTACCAGGTTGCATGGTCGAAAGCTGACTCGGATCGAAAAAGTAGGTATCTGGCTGGTGGTAATTGTCCAGATCGGCATGCCCGGCACGCGCCAAGTCAGCCTGATCTCCAGCCATCCGCACGGTTATCACACTAACAACATGCGGATCAAGTGTGTAAAACTGCTGATCAGCCACAGTAGTAAACTGACAAACCTGCGGCGTCACCGCATCACGGATGCACTTGGTCTGTCGGGCAAACCGATTCACCCCCTGATTAATATATTGGATCAAAGTTGTATCACTCCAAAGATAATCTGACGCACCAGCAACTTGATCTGAAACATCCCGCAAGAGATTGTAGCGCAATTCAAAAAGTAACTCTTCGGTAGTCATGGTCACACCTCATTGATACGCCTGTAAGGAAACCGAAGCCGCTCGCGGTAACCAGTGACACGCTGCGTCTGCGGATCAATGACCGGCACTGAGGTCACGGCATCATCCAAGACGCTTATTACCTCTCTTGGAACCTGCGCCTCAACACCAGCCATCAGCAGGTACGGCTTGCCATTGGCCGAAATGAAAAGCCCAGTCGGCGGGATCGCAGCATCCTCCTCTAGAACAATCGTATACCGCTTGGGAGTTTTCACCGCAGGTGGCGCATCGGATAACTTAGAACGTGAGTTGCGCGGGGCCAGCTCCTCAGTATCCTCAGGAAGCATCGTGCTCATTTCTTACTCTCCTCTGCTTTCTCCTCCTCCTCACTCTCTTGAACCGCTGCATCAAAGCTGCTGGCAAAATCGTCCTTTTTGGCCGGTATGATCTTAGTGAGGTTCTTGGTGATGAACGCGATGACCTCAGCCTCATCGTCGAAAACAAACTCCACCTCTGGGTCTAACCAGGGCCCATCGGATTTCTGATTCTTGGCGACGATCGCCGGGTCATCCATGCAGACAGTGAAGCCGTTCTGCGCCCGCTCAATGCGTATGCTGTTCATCGTTCACACCCTTGGTGAGGCGCTGCCTTGAAGCATCATACCGCTCCGACGCCCATACAGCGACAGGATTTGCTTGGGGGATGGAGAACTGCCGTACGCAGCACCAACGCCATCCGCCAAGCCATAAGCAAGTGCATTGTATACCGTCCATCCAGACGCCAACCCAGCACCATTGGCCTGTCCGAACGAGAACCGCATCCCAGTGGTCGAGCTAACAGCAGCCGCGTCGCCAGTGCTAGGAGCCTGACCAATGGAACCCGCACCAGCCGCCAGATTACCAATGCCCGCAGCAAAACCAACACCCTGGAAGATCGACCCGCCGACACCAGTCGCTGCGCCTGTACCGCCCGCGCGCGCGACGACCGCCCCAAAGGCTGCACCGGCGGCGCTGCTGGTCCCCTGCGCCAGCCCGGCCGAGGCAAGAAGTGGCGCGCTAACGCTAAAGGCGCTACCAACGCCTGCCGCCGCCCCTGCAGCAACCTGGGGCATCTCCGCAACAGCATCACCGGCACCGATCGCCAAGCCAGTTGATTCGGCCTCAAAGGCGTACTCTGCAAACGCATTCCCGAAGCCGTTAGCCACCCCAATGGTGGCGTTGCCCGAGACACCGAGAGCGCTGCCGAAACCCGGCGCATGCGCCGCCACGCCAAACTCGAACTGAGACACTCCGGCCGCGCTGCCAAAGCCCGCAGCAACGCCCACCCGGCCAGATGCGGACACGCCGGCCGCGTCACCGTGACCGGTTGCGAACGCCGCCACGCCGGCAATAGACACGCCGGCTGCCTCGCCATAGCCGGCGGCGAAGGCTGCCACGCCAGAAGCAGATATCCCGATGGCGCTGCCAAAACCATCTGCGGCTGCGGCCACGCCGAACGCCGCCACGCCGGATGCGCTGCCAAAGCCAGATGCAAACGCCGCCACACCAGACATGGACGGCGCCACGGCGTGCCCGGTACCAGCGGCAAAAGCCGCACCAACAGCTTCTGTAAGGATCGCAGAGGCACCATCGGCGGAACCTGCTCCGCTTGCTGCCGCAAAGCCGGCTGACCCGGCAACGCTCGACGCCCGAGCTGACCCAACCCCGTCCGCGTGACCCTTGACCTTCTTCGGCTTGCCGCCAAGAGTCGTACTAAAAGAGGAAGCAACACCGGTACCAACCGCGCGCCCGCTAGCGTAGATGGTTTGCGCCAGCGTACCGCCAACCGCCGAAGCCGCACCAACACCGTTCGCCTGACCAACTACGAACTGAGCGCCAGACCCAACCGCCGAAGCCGCACCAACACCGTCCGCCTGACCAACTACGAACTGAGCGCCAACCACCACAACACCGCCAACGCCGGCCACGGTACCGACCGCGCTGACCATGGTAACGGTGAGGATGAGCCCGGGGAGGCCGCCAATGCCCGCCATGGCTCACACTCGCTGTCTGGCAGCGTCCATCCTGGATTTGACGATATCAGGGTCTGTCACGCCGTCTGCGTAGCACTCCTGCACCGCATCGGACATCGCCTTCTCGATCGCGCGCGCCAGCGGCGCGTTCGCCTCCGACAGCGCCTTGACGCTAACGCCAACCGCCGTGACCTGATGCGGGTAGAGACGAGCTGCCTTCGGCCTCCACCAATCGGGTAAGCCCGAGGGGAGCCCTCGTTCAGTCAGCCAAGCATGCGAGTAACAACGCAGCTTAAGCGGAACGGTCTGGGCTGTAGTGCGCGCGTAGTGAATCGTCACCAGCACTTCTTCGTTGTTCTTCGGCTGAGGCAGGTGCGGGCAAACGTGGAACCACAGATCGCAAACCCCGACGACGTCGAGTTCAATCAGACATCGTCGGAAGGCATCCGCATGGTTCATTCGAGCGCCTGATGACCAACATTGTGTGAACCACAGTCGAGACAGACCATAGCTGAGTGCTTACCATGCTTACCATGACGAAGCTGGAGATTTTCGGGTCGGTTATCGGTCTTGTCACCGTTGATATGATGAACAGTCTCGTGCGGCCCCAACGGACGGCCGAGTTTGCGAGCAAGGACTAGGCGATGTTCGAGGACGTACGATTTCTCGCTACGCATTGACGCCATCGGATCGTTATCAGCAACCCAGGCATAGACGTAACCATGATGAACATAAGTACCGCCCTGCCAGTGCGGACTACCAGGACCAACTGTCCCCGATCGAACAAGATCGGGAAACTTATCGTTCATCAAATGCATAATTGAATTTTCATGCCGACCAGTTCGCTCTGCAACTTGCTTAAAAGTCATCCCACTTGCGTACATCGCCCTAGCCTCTTCAATCTCAGCCGCAGTCATGTGCGGTTTTGGCCCACGAATGATAACACCAGCTTGTCTTAGAGCATCAAGAACCGTAATCGTTGCACATGAATATTTTACCGCAAGATCACTAGCAGGCATTCCCTGCTCATACTCGGCAACAAGTCGATTGAGAGCGTCACCTTTAAACTTCCGTAGATGCTGGCTGCGCGCCTTATCCGTATCCACACCATTCTGCGCAAGAACGCGATAAACCGTCCTATCATTGAACCCTAATTGCTTCGCGACTTTACAACCGTTCCCCAATTCTCGGTACAACGCCACAATCATTGCATCAGTTTCTGCACTTGGTCTGTAGGCCATTCTAGGTCCCTTCTGTTTGCTGTAGCGGCAAACATTATAGTAAGGACCTGTACTTGTCAACTTTCGTGAAATCTGAGCTAAGTCATTGAAAATTATGACAAAGTTATGGTTGTGGCCGTCGTCAAAACGGGCGTCACCCCGCTCCCACAGACGATATTCGGCGTGACCGTGCCGCTCCAAAGGATCGGCGTCGCACCGGCACCGGTCTTGCCGGTGCTGAAATTGGTCACCGTGCCCGAACCACCTGAGCCAGCAGGGAATGTAATGTTAGAGACCGGCGAGCAGTTTGCGGGCCCGACGCCCGTCACGGTCCACCCACCTGTCGCGCGCGCCACGCTCGCGCGCGCATAGCCCGTATAGGCTACCTCGCTGGTTGCCTGGTTGCCGCCCGTACCTGGGTCGGCCGTGTGCAGCGCAATCGAGATGTTAGTCTGAGGGCTAGCCGCCGCGTTATCCGCATAGTTTGCCCATGCGGTAGCGTTGTAGATCAGCTGCAGGATCGCAGTCTCGGTCGCACCAGCAATGGCCATCGTTCACCCTTGGACGTGGAAGCAGATCACCTTGCCGGTGCCGACCACCGTAGCTGATAAAGTGACGTTAGTATTACCAGCTGGATCAGAGGTGATACTGACACCACCACTGGTATCAACAGACAAGGCAGCAGCTGCAGATTTGAAAGTGTTGGTCGCTGGCATGCCCAACTGCCAATGCCATAACAGCACACCAGTCACGTCAGCAATATCGACCTGCAACGCCTGGAACCCGCAGTTGATCTGCACCGGGTTGCCAGCCGACGTGAAATAACCAAAGACGTCGTTTGTTATGACACTGGCTTGAACACAGTTACCGATCAGGTTTCCCGGCCCGGTATACGTTGCCGGAAAACTGGTCGTATGTAGTGAGGCATCAATGATCTGAGTGGCCATGAAGAACTCCTCACTTTGCCTTGGACTTACTTGCCGACGCGACCGTAACGTCAATCTTGGGCTGGATCACCATGACCTCGATCGCCGCCTCTGCCCACGCACCGCTATCGCTCACGATGGCGGCTTCGATCGACGCGCGCCCGGGCTCAGCCGCCGTCAGTGCGGCACTCGTCGGGTCCTTGTCGTCCGGCACGATCGTCACCGATCCCGTCGATGTCCATGTGGACGACGCAATATTGATGGCGCCACCAGCCTCATCCGTGAAACTCACCTTCACCGTCCCGGTGTCGCCGACATTCATCAGCGTAGGCGGGGGCGGCCCATCATACGGCGCGGGAGCGGCACCAGTCTTCGGGTCGGCCTTAGGTTGCGCATGTGTCGCAGGATGATCGGCCACGTGAAATCTCCTCTACCGTCGCTGACAGTTTACGCCGTCGCGGTGACCTCCAGGCGAGCCATGAACGCATCCTGCAGAATCCATGAAGAACTCCTCACCTTGCCTTCTTGGACGGTGGCGCAACCGTAAGGTCGATCTTACCTACAGAAGGCGTGCCCGTCTGAATCACCATAATATCGACAGCCGCTTCTGCTGGCGCACCACTATCACTGGTCACGTCGGCTTTGACGTGCGCACGTCCAGAAGCAGTCGCCGTCAACGCGGCGCTCGTCGGGTCCTTGTCATCCGGCACCAACGTCACAGGTCCCGTCGATGTCCAGGTCACTGACCCAAGCGTAACGTCGGCACCGTTCACATCCGTGAAGCTCACTTTAGCCGTCGCAGTACCGCCAACCTCCATCTGCTGAGGCGGTGGAGGCGCATCGTCATGCGGTGCAGGCGCGGGAGCGGGACCAGCCTTGTGCGGATCAGCCTTAGGTTGCTCGTGAGTCGCAGGATGATTGGCCACTTGAAATCTCCTTATGCCGTAGCGCAGACTTCCAATCGCGCCATAAAAGCATCCTGCAGAATCACAGTGCCTGTATAGAGCTTCCAGCCGCAGGTTCCGCGCTGCGCCAGCGGGTCGCCCGGCGCCGGCTTGGGATTGACCACCATCGGGGTCATTGAAGACTTACCCTTGAGCGGCACGAGACCGAAAGCATCGCGTCCAAAGTATAGAACAGGGTAGACGTCCCAGTTCACGCCACCAGTTGAGCGGTAAGTCGTCCCACCGCTGGTCGCGGCGCCGGCATTGATAAACGGTGCGATCACCGTCGAGCTGAGATAGCGGCATTGCTCGACCGAACCGATCTCGCCCTCAAACGGACTCGTATGTGGGCCGTACGACGCGACCGGAATGAACCCGGTTATGTTGCGGATGTCGGTCTCTAGATCAGGGTGGACGAGACCGAAGTACGCAGCTTCCACCGACTTGGTGCTGAAGTCGGGGTTGGACGCCACGACCTGGGAAATCTTCTTGGCGTTCTGCCGGTTGAGCCCAGTCGACACCCGGCGCTGATCGGTCAAACTGAGAACACCAGCAACGTTCGCGCGCCCCGCAACCAGGTTCTGGTACCAGACGTTGGTGCCCGCCTTGAGTACGTTGAACCGTAGAGTTTCGACAGT